TAACTGCAGCAAACACTACTACAAACATTAGTGTTGGTGATACTGTTGGAGGTGCATCAACAATTTTGAATACGTTTGCAAGTGGAACTACAGCTGGTAGAAAGTACCCAACAACTGAAGCAGGTGCTGCTTTAGCTTGGGAAGATGTTGGAGACGCAGACATCAGATTAACTTTCACAAGTTCAGCTTCTACAAACGCAGGTGAAGTTAGAATCACTATTTTGTACCAACAAAATACTGATTTAGGTTAATAAATAATTAATGTGGGGCTTTGGCCCCACATAATTTTTGGAGAAAAAATGAAATCAGATGTAAGAGCAGTTAGAAAAACAACAACAGGTTCTGTGTTTGCAGGAAGAACTAGATTAAGAGGAATTATTTTAGCCTCAACAGGTTCTGCAGGTTCAGTTACTTTACAAGACGGAAACTCAGTAACACAATTTCAAGTAGATGTTCCAGCAGGAGATGTATTTGCATATAATCTTGCAGAGGACGGAATTGTATTTGAAGGTGGTATGACTGTTTCCGCTATATCAGCTGCAACGGTAACAGTTATTATAGATAAGTAGGAGGTTAAATGGCTAACACTACCTCTGGCACAACAGTTTTTGAAAAAGGTTTTTCTATCTCTGATATTGTTGAAGAAGCATATGAGAGAATAGGAATTCAAGGTGTTTCTGGATATCAATTAAAGTCTGCAAGAAGATCTTTAAATATATTATTTCAGGAATGGGCTAACAGAGGATTACATTATTGGGAAGTTGCAAACAATAATATTACACTTGTTGCAGATCAAGCAACATATACTATGTTTAGATCAACAAGTGATGGAACTTCAAGTGCAACTGCAGTTTACGGCGTAGACGATGTTTTAGAAGCTTCTTTTAGAAATTCATCTAATGTAGATACACCACTTACAAAAATTAATAGATCAGCATATCAAGCGCTATCAAATAAAACATCAACAGGACAACCTTCACAATTTTTTGTACAAAGATTTATAGATAAAGTTACAATTACTTTATATTTAACACCAGGCACTAGCGAAGCTGGTAAATTTATTAATTATTATTACGTAAAAAGAATTCAAGATGCAGGTGCATATAGTAATGATGCAGATGTACCATACCGATTTGTGCCATGTATGATAGCTGGTCTTGCATATTATTTATCACAAAAATATGCTCCAGGTAGAATTCAACCAATGAAATTATTATACGAAGATGAATTAACTAGAGCTTTGCAAGAAGATGGATCTTCTTCAAGTTCATACATAACCCCTAAAACTTACTATCCAAATTTATAATGTCTAATTTAGCAAAAGGAAAATACGCAAAAGCAATATCAGATAGATCTGGTATGGAATTTCCATATAAAGAAATGGTAAAAGAATGGAATGGATCTTTTGTACATGTATCAGAGTTTGAAACAAAACAGCCACAATTAAATCCTGTAAGATTTCCAGGTGATGCACAAGGATTATCTGATGCAAGACCTGCAAGAACGGAACCCGCAACTCAAAACTTATTAAATTCAAATCCATTTAGTTTAGTTTCTGGTTCACAAACTGTTACGGTCACAGAACAAAATCATGGAAGAGCATCAAATGATGTAGTAAGATTTAGAAATGTAGAAGGAAGTCCAGGAGGATTAGCTTTTACAGTGTTTGAAAATGCTTCAGGATTTAGTATAACTAAAATTGATAATAATAGTTATAGTTTTAGTTCAGGCTCAAATGCAACTATAACTGAGGAAGCAGGAGGAATAATGGTTACAGCTGGACCAGTAACTATAACACCATAATGGCATATACACTTACAAATTTACAAGATGATATTAGAAATTACACAGAGGTAGACAGCGGTGTATTATCTACAGGTGTATTAAATACAATTATTAAAAACGCAGAAAACAGAATTTATAGAGAATCTGATTCTGATGATAATAGATTTTATGCTACATCTAATTTAGTTATTGGAAGTAGGTATGTAACAATACCTTCTGATCTTAGAATTATTAGATATGTACAATTAAAAGACAGTAATAACAAACAAACTTTTTTAGAAAAAAGAGATACAACTTTCATGGCGGAGTTTTATGATACACCAGGAACAGCCTCTGGACTCCCTAAATACTACGCTAATTGGGATGCTAATTTTTGGGTAGTGGCTCCTACTCCAAATGCAGCTTATGAAATTACTTTGGCTTATATTAAACAGCCAACTAGTTTAACAGATTCTTCTGTGAGCTCCACAGGAACATATGTGTCGAATAAATATCAAGATTTACTTTTGTATGGTTCTCTGGTAGAAGCATATGGATACTTGAAAGGGCCGGCAGATATGTTACAATACTACGAAGCTTCTTTCAGAAGAGCTATGCAAACGTATTCTATTGAACAACAAGGTAGAAGACGCCGAGACGAATATCAAGATGGTGCTGTTCGTACTCCTTTAAAATCTGAATCACCATCAAAATACTAAGGAGATAAAATATGGCAAATATAGTACCTGACTCTTTTAAAACAGATCTTTTAAAAGGAACTTTCAACTTTGATTCATCAGGCGGAAGTACTTTTAAACTTGCACTGTATACGTCATTAGCTAATTTTAGTACTTCAACACCTGCATTTACTACTACTAACGAAGTTTCTTCGTCTGGTACAAATTATACAAGTGGTGGAAATACTTTAACTAATAATGGTGTGTCGATCGCAAGTAATATTGCATTTATTGATTTTGCAGATTTAACTTTTTCATCTGTAACTTTAACTGCAGCAGGAGCTCTGATTTATAAGGGGTCTTCTAATGAAGCGGTATTAGTTTTAGATTTCGGCGGAGCAAAAACTGCAACTAACGGAGATTTCGTTATTCAGTTTCCAACTGCTGATTCTTCTAATGCAATCATTAGACTTGGAAACGCATAATAGATAGGAAACAGTAATGGCATTTGTACTTAATGATAGAGTAAAGGAAACCAGTACATCTACCGGAACTGGCACAATAAATTTAGCTGGAGCAGAAACAGGCTTCGAAACTTTTGTAGCTGGTGTAGGTAGCACTAACAATACGTTCTACTGTATTTCACACGATGGAACTGCACAATTTGAAGTAGGTATCGGAACTGTAACAGACGCAACACCTGATACACTTTCTAGAGATACCGTTATCTCCTCTTCAAATTCAGATAACAAAGTGGATTTTACAGCAGGAACTAAAACTGTGTTTTGTACTTATCCTGCAAAACGAGCTCCATCTGCAAGTATGACAGCAACGACATATATTAACACACATTCTTCAACAATTTCTGATACACAAACTATGGATTCAGGAGTTTTAGCAGGACCAGTAACAGTATCAAATACCGTTACAGTAACAGGAACATTGGTAATATTATAATGAGTCAGATAGAAGTAGATAAAGTAATACCACAATCAGGCACTTCAGTTCAAATTGGAGAAAATGGTGATACAGTTACTATTCCAGCAGGTGCAACTTTAGATGCATCAAATGCTACAACTACATTACCTTCAACTGTTGTTACAACTACAGGAACACAAACTTTAACAAACAAATCTATTGCTGCTACTCAATTAACAGGGACAGTTGATAATGCTAGATTAACTGGTTCAGGTGCAATTACGATCAATGGTGCATCTGTGGCTTTAGGTGGATCAACTACAATTGCAACAGGAATTTCTTGGCAGTCTGCAGTTAAAGCTGCTAACTTTACAGCTGCTGCTAATGAAGGATATTATATAAATACTAGTGGTGGTGCTATAACAATGACATTACCTGCTTCTCCAAGTAATGGAGATAGAGTAGTATTTATTGATGCCGCTAGAAAATTTAATCAAAATAATTTAACCATAGGTGTTAATGGAAATAAATATCAAGGTTTCACATCTCCAGCACCTGTATATGATATTGCAGGAACAGCGGTAGATTTAGTTTATTCAGGATCAACTTATGGTTGGCTTCCAATAACTGATTCAGCCTCTGCTGATGAAACACCACAAACAACTACAATTGATTATTTAGTTGTCGCTGGTGGCGGTGGTGGAGGAGGAACAATTGGCGGTGGTGGAGGAGCCGGCGGAATGATTTCTGCTACTGGAATAAGTTTTTTTAAAGGTAATACTTTAACCGCAACTATTGGTGCTGGACAAACAGGTTCAACTCAAGGAGACACTGGGGGAGCTTCATCTTTAGCTTCGTCTGGATTACCAGGAGGAACAACTATTACTACTTCTGGAGGTGGTAATGGCGGTGGTCATGGTACTGCTCCTGGAACAGATGGAGGATCTGGCGGAGGCGGAGGAGCCAATGGTGGAACTGGAGCAACAAACTCCGGTGGTAACGGAACATCTGGTCAAGGTAACAATGGTGGCTCTTCTAACAATGATAACTATGGCGGAGGCGGCGGCGGTAAAGGCGCTGTAGGAACTAATTCAACAGGAGGCACTGCTAATGGAGGTGCTGGAGGAGCAAGCTCTGTAACAGGCTCATCGGTAACATACGCTGGCGGTGGTGCTGGTGGATCAAGACAAGGTTTTTCAACGGCATCTGGCGGATCTGGCGGCGGAGGAAATGGTGGAAACTATCCTTCAGGTAACGGTGGAGCTGGAACTGCTAACACAGGAGGTGGAGGCGGAGGGCCAAATGGTGATGGTGGCTCTGGTGTTGTTATTATTAAACTACCTACTGCTGATTACACAGGAAATACAACAGGATCTCCAACAGTTACAACATCTGGCTCAGACACAATAATTACATTTACAGGGACTGGAACTTACGTAGGATAAATTATGGCACATTTTGCAAAATTAGGATTAGGAAATAAAGTAATAAAAACAGAAGTAGTTAGTAATGATGTTGCAACTACTGAAGAAGCTGGAGTAGAATTTTTAAAAACAACTCATAATGATCTTTATGGAGTATATAAACAATATTCTTATAATACAAAAGGGGGAGTACATTCTTTAGGTGGAACACCTTTTAGAAAAAATGCTGCTGCTATTGGTATGACTTATGATGAAGCAAGAGATGCTTTTATACCAAAGCAACCTTATCCTGATTGGACATTAAATGAAGATACTTGTCTTTGGGAAGCACCAATTGCTTATCCTGATGACGGTGAAGTATATGAATGGAATTCAACAACTGGCTCATGGGATCAAGTCGGTGGAAGTTAAAAAAATAGAATCGGAGATTATAAAAATGAATGTAGCAGAGCACAAATTTTATAAAACAGAGCTTTTAAGCTTAATTGATGAGATGCCAAATAATCCGTTTCAATGGGTTTCAAAATCAGATTGGGACCTACCTAAAAGTTTTGCAAGAAAATATTTAGATTTATTCTATGAAAAAGTAATAAGAACTTCTATGAAGAAATTACAAGATTATTATAAAGCAGATGATTGGAATATATCTAATGGTTGGTTTCAACAATATGAAAAAGATTCATATCATCAGTGGCATAATCATGAAGGTGCAAATTTTACAAATGTTTATTTTTTAGAATTACCAGATTCCAAGTTTAAAACAAAAATTAAAGTCGGTGATGAAGTAATAGAATATGAAGCAGAAGAAGGAGATCTTATATCTTTTCCTGCATATTTATTACATACATCAGAAAAAAATGGAGATGGAAGAAAAACTGTAATAGCTTTTAATTCCAATTTTAAATATATAGATAAATTATGAGTGAAGTAAAAGTAAATAAAATAAGTCCAAGATCAGGAACTGGTGTACAGCTAGGAGATAGTGGTGATACTATTACTGTCCCTGCAGGTGCAACATTAACTGGTACGCAGAACATTGCAAACACTGCTTTAGTAGGTTCTGGACAAATTACAATTAATGGTACAGCAGTAGCCCTTGGTGGATCTATTACTTTAGTTACAGAAACAAGACCAACTTTTTCATCCATTACACCATCAACAATTGAAAATACACAAACTACAGTTACAATCGCTGGAACTAATTTTGTATCCGTACCTTTGGTTACAGCTATCAATAGTTCTACAGGAGCAACTGTTGTAGCTGATGAAGTATCATTTTCATCTGCAACAAGTATTACAGCTAAATTTACTATAGCTGTTGATGGAACTTATAAACTATATATTGAAAATCCAGATGGTAATGCAGTTCAAACAGGTGCTGTACTAACAGTTTCTGATGCACCAGCGTGGGTAACTGCAGCAGGGTCATTAGGTTCGTTTTCTGGTGGATCAAGTATTGGAACAATCACACTTACTGCAACTAATTCAACAAGTATGGCTGTACAATCTGGATCTTTACCTGGTGGAATTACATTGAATAGTGGATCAGGTTCATCTACATTGACTGGAACTGAATCTGGTGCTACAGCTGATACAACATATAACTTTACGATACGAGCCACTGACGCTGAAGGGCAAACTGCGGATCGTGCGTTTAGTATTACAATTAATTTAGGAGCAAATAACTCAGGACAGTTTAACTAGGAAAATATTATGGCAAATAGTTATTTAACACGATCAGTTGGTACACCCACAAACATAGATAAATATACTTTTTCAGTTTGGGTAAAAAGAGCAGATATAGGTGCAGGTAATTCTAAAATATTTAGTGTTAGTTCTGGTTCTGCTTATGGTGAAGAAAAATTAGAATTTAATCAAGATGATTTGATTTGGCGACATACAGATACATCAGGAAATACAAACTGGGAAAGAGTAACTGATAGAAAATTTAGAGACTCATCTGCCTGGTACAATATTGTAGTTGCTTATGATAGTTCGTTAGGAACAGCAGGAGATAGATGTAAGATGTATATAAATGGTGTACAAGAAACAAGTTTTTCAAGTTCTAGTAATCCATCTCAAAACGCCGATACATACATTAATAAAAATGGCAGCACATTGTATATTGGAAGATTACATAGTTCGGCTTCTCAGTATTTTAGCGGTTATATGAGTCATATGGCATTTGTAGATGGTTCAGCTTTAACACCAACATCATTTGGTGAAACAGATTCTACATCTGGCATTTGGAAATTTAAATCACCCTCTGGTATTACTTGGGGTAATAATGGTTTTCATTTAAAATTTGAAAACTCTGGTGCTTTAGGTACAGATAGTTCTGGTAATGGAAATAATCTAACTGTTAGTGGAAATTTAAAACAAGCACTTGATACACCATCAAATAGTTATTGTACTTTGAACCCATTAAGTACAGACAGTGGAGTAACATTATCAAATGGAAATACCGAAAGTGATTATGATGCAAGTGTTGGAAATGCAAAAGGAACTTTAGGTTTTAGTTCTGGAAAATGGTATTGGGAAGTAAAAATAGCAACAGCATCAAGTGATTATCCAATGCTTGGTATTGGTAGTTTAGATGAAGCATCAATGCAAAAACCAACAGGAGGAAGTTATCCAGGTGGTTTTACAAATAGCTATGGTGGTTATGGTAATGGTAATGTTTATGCTAATGGTTCAAATACAGGTTCACAAAGTTTTACTTGGGCAACAAATGATATAATAGGTATAGCAGTTGATTTAGATAGTGCAACTAAAACTATCAAATGGTATAAAAATGGAAATTCAACAGCAATAGCTTCATATAATATTACAAATGCAGTTCCTTTTACTGTAATGGATTATAATGGTGCAGAGGGTTCTGTTAATTTACAATACAATTTTGGTAATGGATTTTTTGGCACTACAGCTATAACTTCTGCAGGTTCAAATGGTAATGGAAGTTTATTTGAATATGA